ACTTAAATACAAGTTATGCTTGTGCATATTATCCATGGGTAAAAGTGCTAGATAGTGAAAGTGGTCAGCCGCTTTGGATGCCACCATCTGTTGCCGCACTAGGCACAATGGCTTCTAGTCAAGAGAATAGTGAAGTATGGTTTGCTCCAGCAGGATTTAATAGGGGTGGACTATCTTTGGGTTCTTCTGGCCTTGATGTTGTAGGAGTAAGAGAAAAATTAACTTCCAAACAACGAGATGCACTATATGAAGTAAACATTAACCCAATTGCTTCTTTTCCAAGCGAAGGTATTGTTATTTTTGGACAAAAGACTCTTCAAGCAGTACCATCTGCTCTTGATAGAATCAATGTAAGAAGACTTGTATTGTTCCTCAAGAAAGAAATTAGCAGAATTGCTGCAGATCTATTATTTGAGCCAAATGTTCAAGCTACTTGGGATCGATTCAAGGGACGTGCAAATCCATTGTTGGAAGGCGTTCGTTCTGGTTTTGGTATCAGTGAATATAAATTAGTTCTAGATGAATCCACAACCACAGCAGAAGAAATCGATAGAAATATGATGTATGCTAAATTGTTTATCAAGCCAGTATACGCAATAGAATTTATTGGTGTAGATTTTGTAATCACAAATACAGGAGCTTCATTCGAAGACCTATAAAATAAAAAAAAGGACACTACTTAATATTAAGTAACTACAGGAGAAATTTAAAATGGCATTTTGGACTGATTCTAGCTTTGAACCAAAAAGAGTATTTAGGTGGAAAATGAGCTTTGCATATGGGGGCGAAGTAGCTCCAATAGAGCCTTTTTATCTTAAAAAAGTTACAAAACCAAAACTAACAATGACAGAGGGTTCTCATAAATTCTTGGACAGGACTTTTAAGTTTCCTGGTCATGTCGAATGGGCAGATGTAACTGTTTCTCTTGTAGATGATACTTCAAATAGTGTTCTTAAAAGATTAGTTGGCGCTTTTGCTTCTTCTAACTACACGGATATAGCAAACACTGTTCTAGATCCTACAAATCTAAAAACAATTTCTAAAGCAAAAATGAACTCTACCTTAACAAATGGAACAGGCGCACCAGTTCCAGCAGGTTCTGTAACAGTTCTTATGCAACAAATAGATGCAAATGATGAAATTGTTGAGTCGTGGTATCTACACAATCCTTTCATTAAAGAATTAACTCCTGGTTCGGAATTGAATTATGAAGGTGATGAGTTGGTAGAATACAGTGTTGTTCTAGCTTATGATTGGGCACATGTAGAAGGCGAAGGAATAGTAAATCAGCCACAATCATAATAAAAAAGAAAGAACTATTTATTTATATGTTCTGGAGTAATTCTAATTTTGAGCCAAAGATGGACTTCAAGTGGTATGTCGTTCTACGTGGCAAAAAAGAAGTATCTAATGCGTTTATTGAAAGAAATAAACGCATAGATGTCAAGCCTCCAGATAGTGTCAACAAAGGAAGCGAAAAGCTTTTTTTGGCACATAAAGTACAAAAACCTTCTTTTGAAATTTCCACAAAGCAATACAATCTAATAAACAGACCAGTAAACATACCAGGAAATGTAACTTGGGGAGATGTTTCTTTATCTCTTATAGATACCGTTGATAATTCTGTTACAGATTTTTTGAAGTATTACTTCTTTCTTGCAAATGTTGCATATGATTTTAGTAATCAAACAGGAATAGCCAACATAGAAACAGTAGATAAGTCTCATCTTGCAAACATAGATTTTATTATTAGACAAATTGATAGTGAAGAAAACATAATAGAAGAATGGAATCTTGTAAACCCAATGATTACATCACTAGAGATGTCGGAACTTGATTATTCTTCAGATAGTCTTTCTCAATACAATTTAAAAATCAAATATGATTGGGCTTTTGAGGGAGAAATTGATCTAAAAGAACAAATAAAAGCAAAAAATAAACCAAAAGAAAATCAACAAAAAGAAGCAAATAATGGCAGAAGCCAAACTGCTGCAAGTTCTACTACTCCACAATCGAAAAATAGAATTGGTCGTTAATTAACTTAACAAAATAATAAAATAATGTAAAATTAGAAAGAAAGAGGTTTATATGAGAGATAACCAAGATAGATTTGGAGATCTAAATTCTCCCGATGTTGCTGCTGATGTTGAACAGACAAATCCTACTTTGTCTTTTGTTTCTCCCACAGAAATTGTAGACTTACCGTCTGCAGGAAAATATTACCCAGAAGGACATTCTCTTTGTGGAAAGTCTAGTGTAGAAATAAAATTTATGACAGCAAAAGAAGAAGACATACTTACTAACAAGTCTTTGATCAAAAAAGGTGTTGTCATTGATAGACTATTAGAAAGTATAGTTGTAGATAAATCTGTCAAAATAGAAGATCTTCTTGTCGGAGATAAAAATGCGCTGCTACTAGCAGCCAGGATTTCAGGTTATGGTCCAGATTATAGTATTTCAGTAACATGCCCCATATGCCAAGACAAATCTCAACAAACAATGAATCTAGAAGAGGTAGAAAATAAACAATTGGTAGAACCAGAACAGAGAGATGTTAAAATGCCAAGTCCTGGACTGTTTTCTGTTGTACTACCAAAGAGTAAAGTAGAAGTAGTGTTTAGGTTGTTAAACGGAAAAGATGAAGCAGAGATAACAAAAAAACTTATTTCAAATAAAATGTCCGATTCAGAAGCAAACTCTACTTCGCAGTTAAAAAGGTTGTTAGTATCTGCTAATGGAGTAACAGATCGTCAAGTCTTGAATGAATTTTCGAATAATATGCCAGCAATAGATGCAAGGTTTTTAAGAAATTTGGTAAAAGACTTATCTCCTGATGTCGATATGATGCATGACTTTTCTTGTTCTTCTTGTGGTCACGGAGAGGAGGTGGAGATACCTTTTACGGTCGAATTTTTTTGGCCTAAGTGATGACTACTCAAGAAATGTTTACGAGCAATTCTTTTTGTTAAAATATCATGGTGGTTGGAGCTTTATTGAAAGCTATAATTTACCAATTAAATTAAGAGAATGGTTTCTACAACGTTTGTTAAAACAAAAAAAAGAAGAAAACGAGAGAGTAAAAGAATCTCAAAAACGTTAATAAGGGGCTTGTCCCCTTATTTTTTTTATAAAAACTATTTACTTTATAACTACAAATAGAGGTATTTTCCTTGGCAACAGATCAAGATAGACTAGACGAACTTAAGAAAACATTAGAAAAGATACAAGAGTTATCTGGTAATGTAACAGTAGATCCTGCTTCGTTTCAAACCACAGCAGATGCTGTAAGTGGAATCTTAGAGGCACAGAAACAAGTTCTAGCAGATACTAAGATGACAACCGAGGAATATGAAAGAGCCGAAGAGCTATTAAGTGTTGCGAGAGGAACATTAGAACAGCAAACAGATATAAATGAAAAACAAATTGTTCAACTAAGGCAACAGAATAACCAAAGAAGCAAAGCAAATCAATTGAATTCTAGAATTTTGCAAACGCTTACAAGGATGACTGCAGAGATCAAGAAGCAGAATGCAGAGTTTGATGCTCAAGAAGTCGCATTAGCAAAAGCAACAGGTACAGTCGGTTCATATCAACAAGCATTTCTTGATGTCTCCATTCAAGCAAGACAAATAGGTGCAACAGCAGCAGATGTTTCCAAAAACATGCAAACCTTGTTTACAAGTTTTAGTGGTTTTACAAAATTAACAATGAGTCAAAGAGCTACTTTATCTAGCTTTGCAACTACATTAGATAAGGTTGGTTTTTCTGCTGGTAATTTTGCTACAATGCTTGATGTAGGTACAAAAGCAGCAGGTATGTCTGTAATGCAAGTTAAAAATGCAGCAGCAGAACTTGTTTCATTTGGACAATCTGCTGGAATTTCCATTGAGCAGTTAAGCAAAGACGTTGCAGGAGTAGGAAAACAAATCTATTCAGTATTTGGAAGAGACAATGGACAAAGAGTCTTCAAAGAAATGGCTTTAGCGGCAAAAAATCTTGGAATGTCGATGGATTCTCTTTATAATATAACAGAAAGATTTACAACATTTCAAGGAGCAGCTACAGCAGCCGGTCAACTAAATTCTGCTCTAGGTGGAAACTTTATAAATACAATAGATTTAATGAATGCAAGTCTAAGGAATCCAACTGATGCATTTAGATTACTCAAGAAGGGTATGGATGAATCTGGAAGATCATTTCAAGACATGACTCCAGAAATGAAAAAATTCATAGCAGAAGCATCTGGTATTGGTGATGTAAGTGAAGCTGCAAGAATAATGTCCCAAGATATAGATAAAGCATCTGCTTCTCTTGAGAAAGCAGCAAAAACACAAGAAGAATTAAACAAGATAGCACAATATTTTGTTCCAATAATGGATAAAATAAAAATGTTGGCGATTTCTCTATCTCCAGTGTTTGAAACAGTTACAAAGATATTTGGAAAGTTCATAGATCTGCTACTATGGATCATAAATAGCCCAGTAGTAGAGCCTTTTAAAGAATTGATAGGAGTAGCAATAATAGCAATCCCTCTATTTATGAAATTTAGTGGAATAATTTCTAGTATTGGTGGAGTATTTGCTTCTTTGGGTGGAGCACTAGCTGCTCCCATAGCAGCATTTGGAAGTCTTGGGGCCGCTATAGCATCGTTTGGAGTAACAATAGCTACTGGGGCAGTAGGTTTATTAGCTTTTGGTGCAACCGTAGCATTAATCGGTGGAGGTATCTGGCTAGCATCAGAAGGGATTTCTAGAATAGTAGAATCTTTCAAGGGATTGTCTGAAAATACAGATTCAGCAGTTGCTTCTTTAGCTATTTTTGGGGCTACAATGGTAGGGATGGCTCTTGCTATCTCTCTTGCTGTTGTTGCTTTGGCAAAAGCTGCCCTAGCTACTCCATTAATTTATGGTTTAGCAGCAGCAGTTATCGCTGTTGGTGCGGCATTCTATCTTATGAGTCTAGGAGTTTCAACAGTTTCAGAGAATTTAAGTTTAGCAGCAAACTCTCTTGAGAATATTGTAGCAAACGCATCTACTGCCAAAACAGAATTATCATCATTTTTTGATTCAATTACTGATGCACAGATAAAGAAAATACAAGATTTGACAGATGCTTTGAATGGTCTAGCAACATCATTTACTGATGTAGAGATATCTGCTCCACTTGCGTTTTCCTCAGATAAAGTAGGAAACGAATTGACATCACAAAATGCAGAAATGATTGCTGCTTCTTCTACAAGCAGAGTAAGAGAAGAAAAAAATAATTCAAATAGAGTAATAGAATTAAAAATAGATGCTCCTATACAAATAGAATCTACTACGTTAGGTAGGTGGGTACAAACAATAGTACAAAAAGAAAATCAAAAAGGAAACCCAGGCGCTCCTCTACAAACATCGATGATCCCTAACGTATAAGGAAAATAAAAATGAGTGAAAAAACAACGCAATTTTCAGAAAATGGTCAATATAAGAGGCTTACATTAGTATTTGAACATGTTGCTTCTGGTCAGCGTGTAGAGTTTATGCCTTATATTACTGACTTTTCTGATGATTACGAACAACAGTGGAATCCAGTAGAAGTATTTGGTAGAATGGATACAATCAAGAATTTTAAAAGAACGATGAGGAAGATACAAATCTCTTTCGATGTACCATCAGAATCATATGAAGAAGCAAAAAAGAACATGTGGGAATGTTCTAGGTTTTTAAGAATGAATTATCCTGTTTATCAAGAGACATCTAAAGAATTAAAAATAGATCCAATACCACAAGGAGATTTAGATAGACTAATCAAAGCCGATACTACCAAACCAGGAGAAAAGGAGCAGGTAAATAGATTAAAAAATAAAATAAAAAAGCTTACAGATTTATTTTCTCCTGCGCAAGGTAGAAAACCCACAGCGATAATGACTGCCCCTCCTATATTAAGAGCCAGATTCGGAAATCTCATACATGATCCAAATGAAGGCCCAGATAAAATGCTTTATGGTACAATAACAGGAATGTCCTATAAGCCTGATGTAGAGATGGGTTTCTGGAGTATAAATGGGGTTTCACAAACTTTTAAAGATCACGAAGTTGCATTAACACCAAAAGTTGTTTCTTTTACTTTAACATTTGAAGTCTTGCATACACATCCTTTGGGATATGATTATAATGATAGACAAGGAAACATTCTACAACCAAGAAGCAGATATCCTTACCAAACAAATGGGAAGAAATAAAAATGACATTTTCAAGATATAGAAAAAGAAGACAAATTTCTAATTCATCAGAATTATACAAAAAAGCAATAGAAGTAAGAGATCTCAATCAAATAAATCATTTTACTTCTCCTGCTTTTAATTATGATTTGGAAAATTTAGATTTCGATGCTGTTGAACATATATGGAAATATGGTGATAGACTATCGAAACTAGCAGAGTTTTATTATGGTGATCCTACTTTATGGTGGATCATTTCTTTTGTCAATCAAAAACCGACAGAACATCATTTTATAGAAGGGGAAACAATACTTATTCCTAATCCTCCTGGAAAAGTATTGGAGTTTATAGGTATTTAAAATGTCTGGATCATTG